CTTTTAACTCTGCACCATTTACAACCACATCATCTGCGATTGTAAAAGACCTTTTGAATTTGCGTTTTGAAATCCCTCTGTGTAAAACACTTGGATCTTCAACAGTCGCATCATCACTTTGAACTGAGTTAACAGTTAGGGTGTTTTCTACATACTTTACTTCAATGTCTTTCTTGCCAAATCCAGCAAGTGCCATTTCTATATCATATGTGAAGTCACCTGTTTTTACGATATTGTACGGTGGGAAATTCACTTGGGGCATGTCCGCCATGTGTTCCCAACGAGTGAACATATCGTCAAACCCTACTGTGAATGGTCTAAGTTGATTAAAAATTGAGAGTGTGTTTGTCATTGCTTTTCTCCTTATATGTTAAAGCGAGTTTTCGTTGTACCCGAACATTCGGCATACAATCATAAGTATTTATAATACTTTTTTGTCGGTGAAAAAAATCCCCCAATTAAGGGGGATTAAAATGGCATTCCTATGGTAGTAGGAATATTGTTTTTTCTTATTATAGGTTAGTTACAGTGAACTTACGGAAATAAGGGTTTTGCGCAGCAGTACCAGATGCGAATGGGTTATGAGTAAGACCATAACGAGTCTTGAACCCTAAACGTGGCTGGAAGTCTTCCTCACCAATTGATTTCATCATCTGTAGAGGAACGTAAGGACAATAGAACAGTCCTGCGTCATACATATTGGCACCTTTAAATCCGACAATTACAGTATCTGCCGAAGCGAATTGATCAACAAAGACCTTGAACTTACCACCTAATACGCCAGCAAATACATTGTTGACAACATCAGGTTGTGCACCGTTATCCAGTGACATGTTAGGTTCGGCCATTGAAGAAACCATATCAAGTGCTGACGCAACGTCAGGAGATACGATCAACCAGTTACCACGACCACGACCAGTGTTCTTAGCAATTAGGTTTGCTTCTTTGTTGATTTGTACAAGTAGTGACTTATATCTCTCACCACCCCAACGAGCACCACGGTTGTCAAGTGCATCACTAACGTCAAACGTTCCAGCAGTAGTAGTACCTGCAGTCGCACCAGCAGTTGCCTGCGTGCCGATTTTGTTAATGATTTCACGGTTGATTTCCGCAAGGATTTCGCCAGATAGAATATTCGCCAATTCAGACTCTGCGTCCAAACCGTGAATTGCCTTAAGATCTTGGGCAAGTTCGATTGAATATTTTGCTTTGAGTGCTTTAGTCTTAGCAGTAACACTAGACTTCTCAATGCTAAATGACATCTCATTGTAAGTTGTAGAACCTACGAAGCCACCAAGTGCTTCACCTTGAGCAGTAGTCATTGCATCAGCAGTACCATCATCACCAGCAAAGTCCGTATCAGGGGCTCCAGCAGGTAACGTTAGTGCTTCAGCACCAGTAGATGCCTCACCAGTGTAATGAGATTTCATTGCAAAGATAAGACCAGTAGGACCACTCATTGGCTGAACACCAATGGTGTCATATGCCATCAGTTGAGGCATAGTTCTGCGAACTAGCGAAATTAGGACAGGATCCCAATTATCTACGTTAGCTCCAGTAACGTTCGCTTCATCTAAAGCGATTTGTTGATTTTCTAAAAGACGAAGTGTAATTGCACGTTTAGTAGCATCTTGTATAGCAGGTATTTCTGCATGCTCCATAACCGGCTGCCACTTATCTTTAATTTGTTCTGATAAAAACATTCGTTTTCTCCTATTAAATATAAATGTTAAGCACCAAAGATGCTTTTGTTACTTGATTGCGAAAGTGAAGCCACGACTTTTCTCATTGAGTCACTCATGTCTTCGTCATTAGTTTTTACTTCGGGTTGCCCTTCAGCAATCACTTCATCTTTCTTTGCCTCAGAAGGAAAATACGTCTCCTTCAAAGTTTCCAGTTTTTCAGTATAAGTTTCCTGGTCTTCGTATACAACACCTTCTGCGAGAGCTTTTAATTTCTCAACTTGTGTCATAGTCAAATCTTCAGATACAGTACTAAAAATCTCTTTAGCAGTTGCGGTTGCCAAAGAAGCGTTAGCATCGATATTCTTATTCAACAGAACATCTAACTCTTCTTTTAACGTGGCAATCTCTTCTGCTTGCTCGTCCACTACATTTAACTTATCCTCAGGGATTTCAATGTAGTTTTCAATGAACAACTTTTTCATACCACCAACAAAACCTTCCATGATTTCATTCTTAAGACCATTTTCAACGGCGAGTTTATTTTCTTCAACCCATTCGTTTACCATATAGTCCAGATAACCATCTAACTTTGCAGTAACATCTTCAAGAATTGAATCCGTTTGCTCTGTTAATTCTGCTTCCATCTTTGCTTCAATGGCAGCAAGGTTTTCTTTTACTTTTGCCTTAACAGCAGTTTCAAATACTAAAGTTGTGCGTGCTTTGAAGTCTTCAGTCAATTCCTGACCGTCGAATAATGCATCAATGTCTTCTTGAACATCAAAGTCCAATTCAACACTTTCTTTCGTGGCTTTTGATTCTTTTGCTTCATCTTTAGCGTCATCATCGTCGTCTTCGTCATCATCATCATCTGCATCTTTAGAATCTTCTTCGTCGTCATCTTCAAATACTTCGACTTCGCCAGATCCGTCTGCCTTAATCTTTTTCTTTTTCAATGGTTTCGCTTTAGGTTCTTGAGCAGATGCTGCTTCAGTTACATCATCAGTTTCTTCGGCAACGATTTCTACTTTGCCAGACTCCAATAATGCATCAACATCTGACACCTCAATTGAAGTATCGGATTCAGCAGATTCGGAAACATATTGCTTCCCTGCCTCATCCAAAACCAACTCTTCGCCAGTCTCTGTTTTTAACTTCATTTAGGTTCTCCTAATAATTGATTATAATCTAAATTAGTTTTATTATTTCTAATTACTATTATTTATAAAACTAATGTTTTTAACAAACAACAAAATATTACAATTTATTGATAAATTCGTTGAAAATACGAGCTTCCAAACCAGTTAGTTTGTTTTTTGACGTAGATCCAATGCTTTTCTTCATATTTGCAATCTCATGCTCCTTGATAACTCCGTTTGCCCATACCCATTCTTTACCTTCCATGATACCATTTACAAAGGCATCAGGTGCAGAAGGATCTGCGACAATATCTGCGGCAGTTGCAAGATAGAAGTCACTTTGCACTTCTTGAATACCTGCTTTATTTGCCTTCAACGTTCCCATGCCTCTTGATGAAACACCAAGTTGAGCACCTGCGTTGATTAAACCCTTTACGATATTTCCGTGAGGAGTATCAGTAATTTTTGCTTTGCCGATATAGTTGCTTCCATCCTTCTTTAAAGATTCGATTATATGCGACACACGGTCTAAGTTAATAGTTGGACCATCAGGATGACCTAATTCTCCGAAGGCACGTTTCTTATCAATATATGATTTACTGTAACGATTAACTTCCTTTTCCATTATACGGTCTGGGTAAATTCTCCCATTGCGATTTTTTACTTCTGCTTGAAGAAAGACTCCCTCAATATACATGTTCTTGTTATTCTTTCCCTCTGTGATAAATTTCACATGGTCAGTTACTTCTGATATAAGTCTCATATCTGTTTACCCCTTTGCAGTAATGGAACGTCCACCACGACGTTTACGAGCTGCACCGATTTTACCACTTCTACCACTACGGTCACCACCTCCAAACTTTTTATGTCGTCTGATTTCATTCCTTTTACGTTTAATTTTCCATGTAGATTTACGTCGCTTCACCTTCATCTTCAGTTTCTTCTGCCGATCTTTTGCTCTATTACGACGTTTAAATATCATTGTTTTATGAACTTGTCTACGACTACGTCCTTGATATTTCCTTGCTTCGTCTAATCCTTCACCCTCAATTGATTCAACCTCTTCATTTGCTCTGCGAAGAATATCTACTACATCGGGATTATCTGATAGACCCTTTCTAATTCTTTCAATTTCTTTTACTGCCTGTTTCATATTACCAGAATGTTTAAAGGCAATTTTTTCAATTTTTTTCTTCTGACTGGCATCCATTACAGGATATGATTTACCAAATTTAGCACCCTTTATAGGTTTTCCTTTTTTAGCTGGACCCCATTTTGCTTCTTCTAATTCACGAAAGTCTTCAGCATAGTCAATGACTTCATTATAGCTCTTACCTACTGGATTTTTATCCTCATCTTCGTCATCATCGTCATCTTTTACTTCTTCGAAGTTGCAAGTATATCTCTTGTCACCTTTCTTATAATTTTTCCAAGCAGTAGTATTTGCTCTCTTATCTGCTTTCGTGACAACCATTCTGTCAATTTTATTTGCCTCAGTAACATCAAAATCAACACTGATTAATCCAGAACCATCTACGTGGATATATTCTTCACCACCAATAATCCAATAAACATCACCATTCTCGGCTTCGAAAGTACCTTCTACTTCTTCATCAATATCAAGGAAGTCTTCTTTCTCTTCTTCAGTCAGGGCATTCCAATCTTCTTCTGTGAATACGTGGATTTCATCATCCTCGATTTCTTCTCTAATTTCTTTAAACGATTTCAACTCCAAACTCATGACTGAATCCTCCTTAAATTATTTTTCGGCTGTCGTTTCAACTGGTGCTTCAACTGGTGCTTCTGTCTCAGCAACAGGTTCTGCCACTGGTTGGTTGAACATAGTTTTAGCAAGATTTTGTTTCATCCCACCTAATTTGTCAGACATTCGTGTCACCAACTCAGCACTAAATACTTTTTTGAAGTCCGCAGCTTTCCTTTCTCTGGAAAATTTAATCATTTTTTCTAAATTACTCGCCATTTATATTCTCCTTAATAAACATCAGTAGATAAACCATCATCATCTGTTGGTGTATCTTCTTTTTCTTTCGCCATCAACTTATCCATGGCATCGATTTCTTCGTCAGATTGCATAAGAATGTTCTTTCTAACCCATTCAATTGAATAATAACGACCAATCATTTCTCCGTTGGTTATAGTATCCAACATCTCTAATCTTTGGTTCATCATTTCAAGTTTCTTTATTTCACTAAAGTAACCATCATCTGCGAAAATAAAATCTATATTCTCTTTATATTCGTTCCAATCACCATTACTTATAATGCCCTTTGCGAGAAGTTGAGTTCTCAACAATGAATATAACAAGTCAGAGAAACGTTTTCTCAACTTTGAGACGAATTTAGTAAATTTAATTTCATCTCTAGAGATTTCACCTGTCTTACTGAAACCCCATGAATTGTCTGTTTCCATGCGTGACGCTGGTACATGTAGACTTTGATATACTTTCTTCTGAAAATACATCACATCTTCCATATCACCAAGGTTCTGTCCGCCTGGTAGTGTCGTCACTTCAGTTCCTCGGCCACCCTCTTTACGTGGCAACCAAAAATCTTCCATCATCGACATTGTATTCTTTCCGTCTTTTACTTGACCAGTTGAGGCATCATAAACCATTTTGTTTTTAAACTTGTTCATGATGTTTCGTAGGTATTGCTCTGCCTTTGTTTTCGGCAAGTTACCAACGTCAATATAAAATACACGTCTTTCTGGTGCACGAGTAATTCGGTAAATAACCATTGCATCCTCTAACATACGCAATTGGTTAATAGGTTTCATTGCTTTATGTAGATATGAAAGAACAACTTCCTTTTCAGTATCTACCAAACCACTATCTGCAGTTGCAATTGCTTCAGGAGCAACCTTTAGAGTTTGTCTCCCACGCATACCTTCTTTTGAATACATCCAGTATTCATCGACACCTGTAACAATCTCGACACCATCTTTATTTCTATCTTTTATTACTTCTTTAACCTTTTTGATATCAAGTGCGTCAATATAACGCAATTCTTTAATACCTTTCTTCAGGTTATCTTTATCAAAAATGATATGATAATGAAGTGCTCCATCAACGTACCATCTCCTAAAGATGTCTGGTCCAGAGTTGTTGAATTCAAGTTTCTTTGTGATAACATTGAATTCATCAGCAATGACCTTTTTAATGTTCTTTGATACGTTTATAGTATCTAATTTGTCTAAATGTATATCAACAGCATTCTTGTACGGGTCTAGTACAATTGCTTCGTTAACAACATCATCAATAGCAAGTTCCGCTTCAGGATTCTGTGCTGTTGACCTGTATTTGATAATTAATTCTTTTTGATTTTTGAATGAAAAGTCGAAATCGACGGAGAAGGCGTTTATTCCTCCTCCGTCAATTACAGTAGAACCATCATTCAAGTCTGGTGGAACGAACGAACCTGCTCCTTTATCCACCACGGAAGACCCAATCTTCCTCTCGACTTTGTAACCAAAAAGTTCCATAATTACCCTTTTAACTGTTTAATATTGTTACCAATATTTATAACGGTTAAATTACTATCTTGCGCTTGCACCGAGTCCAGTAGATTCAGTGTGGTCCCAAGATATACTGAAGTTACAGGTATATTCCTGTACTGCGTCAGTACTTTCCCAAGACAAATCAATCGCACCAATCTCTGAAGGCCATCCCCATAACTCTACAGAACTTCCAAGATTGGCAGTGCCGTCACGGTTATAAGGTATAACATTAAGAGTCTTATGATGATCACCTGGAGATGTTGCAGTACCACCAAACTCTGTAAAACCAGCCAATTCCGATTGCCATACCAGTAATGCTTTTCTTTGACTATAACCTTCATCATTGATGATTGTTATACTCCAGTCGATAAACGTTCTGTCACCAGGAACCTTAATCTTACGGTTCTGGTAAGGAACTTCAATCAAACCAATTTGCGCAGAGGGTAATGAAGCAGCCTTACATACCATTCTCAACCCTTCAATGCCATTAATCGTCACCTCAAAAAGGTTCTGACGTGCATAATCCGTCGCTGTGATTTGATTGTTAAACTCATTTATATTCATATCTTATTCTCCCTTATACTTGGCCGATAACTTCAGAGAAGTCAACGCCCGATTTAGTTGCAACAAAGTTCAAAGTTATGAAGTTAATTGAACGACTAGGTTTAATAAACATACTTGCGACAAATTGATTTCCGTCAATTACTTCGGGAGTATTATTTGTTTCATCACATTGAACATAAAAGTCATACATACCCTGTTTTGCTTTGATTCCCGCAAGATATGGATTAACCATATTCACGAAGTTTCTACGAGTATATACATTGTTAAATTCAAACAAGAAGTATTTAGCAGATATTGCAATTGCTTTTTCAAGAATAATAAACAATCTACGAACATTAATCCTATCAAACGCAGATGGTTGTGTTAGCAATGTTCTGTCGCCCCATAATACTGTGCCCTGTCCAGGGAACGATACAATTGGGTTTATGCCATTAGGTAGTTTATACAACTGGTCACGATGAGCAAGAGTAGGATTATAAGCAAGTTTAACAACTCCCTTAATCTTACCTCTGTTCAAACCAGCAGGTGACCACCATGCATCACGTGCAGAATCAGTATATGCCATCAAACCACCAACATCACCAGAAAAACCAATCCAACGATATGTGTCATTATACTTGTCATATGTATACTTGTAACTTGCATCCATTGTTCCGTATGAAGATGCTACATTGAAGGAAACAGCAACACGCGAAGCAATAACATTTGCTACAGCAGTAGATGCACCACCAACGTTAACCACGTCTTCTTTAGCAGGCGAACAAACTGCCATACAATCTTTACGAACCTCAGCAACAGTTTCAACCATGTACTTTTGTACAGCATATGCAACCGCAGCAGGCTCTTCAGTAACTCCACCAGCAATTAGTATATTAACGTCCACATCATCAGCAGGAGCAAGAATGTCCCAACCAGCTTTGTAGTCGTCTTCACCAACACCAGAGTCGACACCGTCAGCAAAAGTGACAGTTGCTGTACCATTTGTAACATTTGTGTTATCAGCAAGAATCAACTTAGACTTATTATTAATTATGTGTTCGATGAAGATGTTGTTTCCATCACCATCAACTTTACCTTCAGTTGTAGAAACTATGTAAGTTTCAACGACAGATCCAGCAAAACTTACAGCAATTGCCACTTCATCATTTGCAGCCACAGGACCAGTTTCAAATACACCAGTTGCACCTGGATTAGCGGCAAAACCTGTTGCGTCATACATTGCAACAGTAATATCGTTACCATATGTACCTGGATAACGAGCATAAAATCCTTCTGTCAGAGTTCCAGCAGCTTGTTGTGTTTCAAAATCTTCATCATTTTTTATCAGGACACCTGCACCACTTGCATTGGCATTTGCAGCCGTTGCATCAACCACACGAACCACTTGGAGTGAATTTGCGTATGAAAGGAATGCAGCACTCGATAAAAATGCTGGATATGATGTATTATCGGGTTTGCCAAAAACACTAACCAGATCGCTCTCCGAAACCACAAGCGTTGCTTGAAACGCTGGACCCCAAGTGAAACGACCAACTGTAGCACCTAAACTGGTGGCAACCGCAGGGATAGACGTGCTCAGATCAATTTCTTTAGTCTGGACGCCTGGACTTAATTGAAATCCCATTGTCATTCTCCTATATTATTATATTAAATACCAAAACCCACCTTTGAGTCTTTAGTTTCGAAACCAATATTTCGATACAACTATTTATAATTTTCATGTTTTTAGAACCGCATGCTTTCATGACTAACTTGCCAAACTTCACCACCTTCTACAACATAATCATCTGAATCGTCTCCACTATCGATAAAACCGAACGGTGTCAAGTCTTCTTCAATCTCGTGTATCTTATTTGCATATAATTTTAGTCTTAATTCCATATCTGTTAGTTCTTTAAACTCTGGTTGAGTTGCAACCCATGAGAACATAACAAGACCCATAACCATATCATCATGTCCACCACCTTCAGCAGCCCATGATTTACCTTTAGTGACAAACATAGATAATTCACTTATAGTTGCCATATCATTAACTACTAATTTGTCGTGTTCTAATAAATCTTTAAGGTTTGAACAACCAATACCTTTAATTCTGCTGGTCATTTTACGACCTAATTTATTATAAACACCACTTTCGTTAATTGTGTTATCATATTCTAAATCGTAATGTAATATATTCGCAACTTCTGCGCCTGGTCCATTAGATTCAACAATACAGGTTGCATCATTGTATGCCATTGCCACTTGCATAATATAATTCGGGAATAAAAGTGGAGATATTTCGTTAGATTTATATGTTGCGACCTGTGTGAAGGGCAAATTGGTAATATCAATAACACTCATTGAAGAATAATCTTGTCCTCTACCTTCTGCGACGTCAACGGCAATAAAGTATGCATGGTTCTCAATAGTTTCTTCATATACCTTTAAATTGTCTTTGGTGTGTAATGGGTCTTTGATAACCAGAGCATGTAATTTAGCAGGAGAAATCAATGTTCCCGCAGAACCTAAAAATTCACACTCAAACTCTTGCTTGAATTGTTCTTCACTGGTATTGTTGATGGTCTCTTCTTTCCAAGCACTATCACGACCTGGAACGTCCCACCAGTTAATTTCAAATGGTTTATATGTATTTCTACCATCAACTGCATCACTCCACATTTTATAGAAGTGGTTCATTCCGTTCGGAGTTGATACAATAATTACTTTGGAATCTTTACCAGACGAGATTGTAGGATATACTGAACGGAAGAAGTCTTCTGCCATACCCTGTTGTACGAATGCGAACTCATCAAGGAATATTAGATTGAAAGAGTAACCACGAATAGAACTTGATGAAGTGGAACCAGCCATTATTCTAGAACCATTTTCAAGTACAATAGAACCTTTGTTCCATTCCATGACACCTTGTTGAAGAAAGTAAGGCAGTCTTTCATATGCCATTTGCAGACGACCGAGTAATTCTCTTGACGTTGCACTTTTGTTTGCAAGAATTGCTACTTGTCTTTGGTCATTAAATAACACATAATGTAGCATAAATGCAAGGGAAGTTTGCGATTTACCAGACTGACGTGGGCATTTAACGATTGTAAATCTAGTAGTGTATAAAGTTTTAACCAGTTCCTCTTGGAAGGGATATAAATCAAACTTTATCAGACCTTCATCAAGGTTTACAATATGAATGTAATTCTTGATGAAATAACTTGGATTATCTCTACATTTTATAAATTCCTCAATCTGTTCTTGTGTGTAATCAATCTCTACATTTTGACGTTTGAGATTAGGATTTCCCAGATATATTGTTTTTGCCATAATATATTAAGTTTTAAAATTTACTCTGCACTTTGATGTTGAGAGTCTATTGTTGATTGAATTTCAAGAAGAATGGTTTTCATACTGTTAATTTCATTCCACATTACTAAAATATCTTCCTTGTCTTTAGCATTCTGTTCTAAAATATAAGCATCCATTTTATTAAATTCTCCATGCTCATGAAGAATTAATTCTTGAGTTTCAATAATACCTTCAACACTTTTTACCACATCAATAACGTTCATTGCTACAAATACACCAATTGCGATACCGAGAAGCATTCCAATTGACTGCATTCTGGTTTCTCTTTTGTGGGCTACCATTATTTCTTGTTCTAATGCCTGTTTCATTTAATTTCTCTATCCTTTAAAAATGATTGTAATTCCGCAGTCGATCCGACATACAGATTATTGTTTGTTGTGGTAGACCCTTTTGGTTTTTCACCTTTCATATTTTGAAGTTCTTTCTGTATCTTCATTAATTCCATTGTTGATTCAGTTACGGTTTTAATGAGACCTGCAGCAACTTCATAAGCTCTAGGGTGCTCCATCTCTTTTGCCAATTCGATAATACCTTCTAGTGCATCGTTCCCACGTTCCACTAAATTATAAAGATTATCTCTCGCAAACGCATAATCATCAAATAAATCACCTGTCATTGGGTTTGAGTTTACTTCCACCCTTGTAGCAATTTCTCTTTTCTTTCCTGAACCATTTATTAAAACTTCACCAATTTCTGGATTAGCAAATTCGGCAATAATATCTTCTGCTTCTTCTACTTCGTTTAGTAATGTTTCATTTAATTTTTCATCTATTGTTGGTTTTGTCATTATTAACTCTCATTATGTAAGTGGCCAGGCAACGGTTGTAACGGAATCCACATCATTCGGATCGTTAGGATTATCTGGATGACCAACTTCTACTTTAATTTCCCATGCCTCAACTGCAGTCGCCTCAGCAGGATCCACGGTTTCTCGTACTTGTTCCATCACTGGACTATTCTCAAAATCAAAATTACCAAATTCGTTTGAAAGTTTGTATTTGGCCAATACGTCTTTAATAACCTTACCAGAACGTAGAGGCGGATAAATCCAACCTTTCATAGTAAAATCAAGTGTCCAATTTACTATTCTGTGGTCACCAAACTCACCTTCAAATTCATCAGACAAGGTAATACCACCAAGTGTTATAGGCACATCTCTTTTTATATTTAGGGACGGAATTTCCTCAACTACTACATTGAAATCTGGAGAAAAATATGGCAGTATTTGTTCTACTATTTGAAGACCGTCTTCCATATAATCGACATAAACATCAAGTGTGAAATTAAAATTATATGGTATTGGTGTATACATGGCACTGCCCTGATTTGGGTCTGAATGTGAAAATCTTAATTCGTTCATTTGGTTGCCCATACGGGAAGTATCAATTTCCATACCACTCATGACGAAACCCATCCGAGGAACTTGTCTGTTCATCACAGTGTCTTTAACTAATCGTGCAAGATATTTCTTTTGGGATTCGTATGCGATTGGTACAAGAATATCCGTTATGGATCCAGTCGCATAAGAGACAGTTCCTGTTCCAGAACCTCCGCCTGTAGAAGTAAATACTGCTGTAAGAGCAGTACCATTTCCAGCACCTACACCAGTTGCTGTAAATATTGTACCAGCAACACTATCTGCAGCACCAATCAGTGTGTAGTCTGTAGTTCCTGCTGTTACGATTACATATTTCGTTCCTACTACAAACGCACCACTCGTAATTGATGTTGCTCCTATTAATGTATAGTCTGTTGTACCAACTGTTATTATCGTATATTCATCACCAGCAATAAAATTACCAGCAGTAACAGTTGTAATTCCCGTATTATCTCTCTGGCAATGAATGTTACTAAACACCGATGCGAATGCAATAATAAGTTTTCTTGCTGAAGCGTGATAAAAGGTAGTGCCAAACATATTAATTAGTTCCTATTGTTCCAAACGGATTAGTCTCATCAAAGTTGAGAACATCATCATCCTGAATTGCCCAATCTGGAGCAATCAATTCATTTTGTAAGTTAGATTGGATATCTGCCTCAAGAGCATCTATCTCACCATCAACAACACTTATTGCCTCATGACCATATTCCCATGGTTTAAGTTTAATTTGCCAAACGTGTTGTGGACCATCAGGCATCGGATAGAATGAACTATCGTTATTAACAAAAGACACTTCAAACAATGCTTCAAGGTCGTTAAAATATAACAAATCTCCAGCAAGGGGTCTATCATCATCAGTTTGAACAGTCTGTTCTGCAAATTCTTTCTTGGTGAACGAACATTTCATTTCGTCAGTAACTTGAATACCAAACTTCGAGTAGAAGTCTCCTTGGTCACCATAATCTGTATATTCGTCTATCAGTATGGTGATGTTCCAAAGGGTGTCAAAATTAGACGTTGGGTCTTCACCAAAGATTGGGTCTAAGGTTTTATATTTGCGTGGGAGGTATTTCGCTGGAAAACCAATTACAGCGACGACCTCTTCGACCATCTCCTTAATCATATTTGATTTGGACATATCATCAAACATACCCATGATATTATCCTACCAAAAAGTTTATTGGAGTTTCGTATTCGAGAGAGAATTGTTCTTCTAGTCGCTCAATTTCAGTATTTGCTTCATCCCATAATTGCTGACCGTTTACTGTAATTCCGCCTGGAAGTGGCATACCATCATACTGTTTCATATTTGAACCCCATTGTTTCTTAATCAATGCGGTCGTATACTTCTTTATCCATTCGTCGTCAAATACATCGAGAGCATACGACTCTGCTTCGTCTGGAACCACTTTCACAAATGCCCTAATTAATATTTTACTTCCCTCATACCAAGTGCTAGAAGCTGCAATGCAAGCAGATTCCGTATCATATGCCGTCCATGTTTCTGTAGCATCCGTACAAGTAGTTTCGGTTTCAAATGCCGTATCAGAACATACACCTTTAATTTTACAAGATGGACCTAAAATCTTTCCAGAGTGTGAATATAAACGATTGGTTGCTTTGTTAAACGTAAACGTTCTATCTGGACTAAAATAATCACTTATTAATTCCAAATGCTGCATTGTCATTTCAAAGTATTGCATGTTGACTTTCGTCATATCAAACATTTGGTCCATTGCTATTCTATATCTAACATCATTCATCGCTTCTGACGAATATGTTCCAGGTTCATAGATGCGAGTCACAGCAACAACATCGTCACTGAGAGTTAAGTAGTTGTTTGTTTCGTCTGCTGCAGTAAATGGTATTGCTATGAATCTCTCTTCAACACCATCGAAATGACGTTGAACGAATAATTGAATTGCGTCGTCTATTCTATCGAATGCTTGGATCGCGTCGACCTGGATTTGCACCTGTGGTGAACCCAATCTACGAAAGCAATATTCTTTTAATTGTTCTGCTGATTGTAATTTTGCCATAATATTTTTCCATATATTAACTATTTAGGTATTCTATTTCTTTAAGAACTCCCCAAATGTTTCCCTCCACACTTTGAACCGTCCGTGCCATATTGCGAATGTCTGTATTGTATCACAATAATCGAGAACAGAATCACGGATATACTAAAGACTGATTGAATTGAAATTACTGCAATTGACAATCCAGCCTCAACTGCCAACGCCTCGCCTTCTGGTGAATTAAAGTAAACAGGTAAAAAAGATGCGAGTCCACCTACGAGTAAAGAAGTGCGAGATGGCCACAAATAGTAATGTCTATTTCTTAAGGTAAATAAAAAACCACCGAATCCAGCAGTGGCACCAAGTACTGCAAGAGCATTCTGAATATCAAACCAAATTTCTATTCCCATAATGAATTACCCTTTAATCCAATAAATAACCAACCCAATAACTGCAGACAGTCCTACCCAAAAAAGACGCTCGCCTTGGCCAATCTGTAACTGATTAGTGGCAACGTCAATATCCCGATGACTAACGTGTTCAACTAACTCATCCAACTTATTTTCTATCCTGTTGGCTTGGTTATAAACAGTCTTCATCTGTTCTTCGAGTCTTGTAGTGCGTTCTTTTATCTCACTAATCGACTCTCTAAATTCTTTTTCATCCATTAGCAGAGAATTCCTTTATAATAATTCTATATACATATAAGTGTAAGTTGTATATTATATGCATATTAGTATTTATATAAAATGAGGTTCGAAAGTGAGTGAAAAAAATATTATAGTAATTGGCGATGTGATGCTTGATGAGTATTGGAACGGAAATAGCACACGTATTTCCCCAGAAGTTCCAGTGCCAATAGTTGATGATATAAAGGTTTCGCACGTCTTAGGTGGTGCAGCAAACGTAGCACTTACCTGTAACGTTTTCGGTTCTAAAACGACGTTACTCGGGTCGTTAGGGTATGATAAACAGTCTATGATTATCACCCACAAGTTGACTGAAAACGACATCAAATATTTATTCAGTTATTCTTACGAAAATAAGACCATCGTAAAGATTAGAATTATGTCTGACGACCATCAATTAGTTAGAGTTGACCACGGAAATATTACATATCCATACAGCAATAAACTACCATTTACACCAGATATAATTATAGTTTCTGATTATAATAAGGGCACTATTTGTCCTGAATATCTTGAGTATATTGTAAGTCAAAACTGTCCTGTTATTATAGATCCGAAAGGAACTGATTGGTCAAAGTATAAAGGTGCTTATTGTTTAACTCCAAACCTAAAAGAATTTGAAGAAGCATATGGTGAGTTCAATACAGAAAGAGCAAGAGCAGTTGTCAATGAACTTGATTTAGAAGGCATTTTAGTAACACTTGGGTCGAAAGGTATGCGATGGGTTTCCGAGGACAAGTCAATATTAATGCCTTCAGAAGCAAAGGAAGTGTTTGATGTTACTGGAGCAGGTGATACAGTAATTGGCACATTTGCTTCTTTCTTACATGAAGGTGTTGTCAGTGCAATGGAAAAGGCAAACAAAGCTGCAGGTAATGTAGTTGGACATATTGGTACTGCAGTTCCAGATAAATCTTCTGTATTACAAACAGTTGTATTCACAAACGGATGTTTTGATATTCTCCACTCTGGACATATTAACCTTCTTCAATCTGCCAAAGCAATGGGTGATAAATTGATTGTCGCAATCAACAGTGACGATTCTATGAGAAGGATTAAACGTGAACCCATTAATGATATGTATGAACGAAAGGAAATACTAGAATCGATCGCAGGAGTTGACCGAGTAATTATTTTTGGAGATGATACACCATATGATTTAATTAAGGATTTGAAACCTGATATAATCGTTAAGGGTGGTGATTATACGAAAGATAATGTAGTAGGTGCCGACCTAGCAGAAGTGAGAATAATTGGACTTGTGAACGGCAAGAGCACGACCAAAACAATTAACAAAGCAAAATCCAATGAAAAAATATGAAATAATTGATAACTTCTTAGATCCAGGGTATTATAATTTAATAACATCTGTTTTTCTTGGAACTGATGCAGGTGTAAAATGGCATTATCAAGATGATATGTCTGGTCACGACGATGGTGTCAAAAGTCAAGGATTTAGTCATTCTGTATGGTATGATAATGCTCAAGATTCGGAATATTATCCTATATTGCTCCCTATGATAGAAAGAATAAAATATATGTTAGGGAATAATTATTGCTACAGGTTAGTATCATTTATGACTTTACAAACTGGAAACAAAAGAGAGTTTGCCCATCATGTAGATATGCCTGGAATTAAACATAATTCTGTTATATATTATTTGAATGATAGCGATGGGGACACGTGTCTATATAAGGAAGAAAAACCTCTAGACAGTATGGAACGACCAAGTTTAGATTCATTAACTTTAGCAGAACGAGTTCAACCAAAAGCAAATAGATTATTATTATTTCAAGGGAATCACTGGCACTCAAGTGAATCGCCAGTAGTTTCACCTAGAAGAGTAATTTTTAATATGAATTTTGGAGACGCACAAATATGAAAAAATATGACGAAACCATAAATGAAAAAACAGTACCAAATAAATACGTTAGATGGTTTTGTTATGTCTTATTATTTAGATATGTATGGGATATAACAACGCTATTTGAAAAGTATTTGCCTATGGAAACGGTATATAAAGTTTGTGGTTTGGGTTGGAAAAAACTGGGTTACTATGTATTTTGGTTATTATGGTTTATTTTATTAGTAGTCGGACTTTATAATTTACTCGGTGAGGAAACATTTAATATGATAATAGATGAGATAGCAGAATGAAAAGTAAATATGT